GGAAGCGGTGCCAGCTTTTCGCTTGACACCTTTGGTGGGAGCCACGACAATGGCTTGGGAACGCTTCCTGTTTCCTGCCATGGATCTAGAACTTTCTTAGCTCTTTTTCGTTTGATTTCGGGTTCAAAGATCAAGGAAGGTCGGATTTCGACCGATCGGTTGAGTGATTGATTGTTTACAGCAACTGGATCAGAGCCAACAAATGGAACGGGTGTTCCTTCCAAATCTAGATTATCCAATTCGTGTTGATACCCAGCAATAGCCAAAACAGAGGCAGCAGCTAAACCAGCAACCGCGAGTGGCAGGGCGAAAGGGGCAGCAACAAGAGTGTCTTCCAATCCAAGTTCAATAAGCTCGGCTTCCAAATCTAAAACTTCAGCTTCAGCCAAATCAATCTCAACAAATTCTGCTAAATCGGCTCCAAATGGAGTGGTTGCCAGTTTTCCGATCTAAGGGTTTGTATGGGATCCGGCAACCCAACCGGACTGTTCATCCCTGCAAACAAAAGCGTGCCGTGCAGTCTCTTGGCATGTATATTAGCACATCAAATTGTTTTTAGCACTTAATGCAGGAACCCCACCAACTAGCCTGTGCGGGGTCGTTAAGCCCGGGACCAAATGTCCGGCTGCACTTATTTCACTCATGCAAAGACCGACCTGGGCTCGTACGGACCCAGGACAGAAGAAACACTCAACCCACGATAATACTCTTCGAGACAGATTTGTTCATCTGGAGTGATGTCGAAGGAATCGTAAAACGAGGACCTGGTCTCAGGCGGAACAACGCCATAGGATCGGTTCATCCCGGAGCTGAGGTTCTGAAAACTCCACGGTAGGAGATCCGCGGAAATCTTCCTTTGCTGACCACTTTTCTGATATGTACGATAGACCTCTTGAAATACAGGAATCCGGCCTGCCATCGCCAATCCACCTGTACCAACAGCATCAAGCCATCCTTTAAACTCTTTTTCGCTAGCGTAGGGTTTGAGCATTACAGAATCCTTAACAATTGCTGTGTGGGGGTTCCTGCACATCACCCAAGACACACCGTCGAACACGGGCTTGGTTTGGCAAAATTCAATTTTGCCAAACTCAAACACGGGCTCTTCGATGGCCATGTTGAACCCAAGTTTCAGGAACCAGGAGTATAGCCCATCAGAGAATCTGGCTAAATCTGACCTCTCCATGAACACCACACAGTCATCACCATTGTTAGCCAACTGGCAATCGACTTTCTTGTAGAGGGAATAAGCTTTGATCATGCTACACATCAAAACACAGTTTCCGAGGGATGTATTCATATCTCCGCTCATACGTGTGCCTTTGATAGTGTAACGCAACTTACCATCTGGTGTGTAGCCAGTGCAATTATTCACCTCCTGTAATTTCAGCAATCTGGCTAAACGTTTACGATGCTTACCCTGCTTGAAACAATCAAGATAGACTTGATGCTCCCAACGAAGGGCCTCCAACGAAACGTGCTGGTCAAACCGGCTTGCATCAAGACCGATAGCCACGGGGTTTCTGAACATGTCCCATTTCTCTCTCAACACCTCTGCGCTGCGACTAGCGTTAAGTCCTTTGATAACTGTTCTGTGCCCAAACATCTTCCCCAATGACTTAAACATACGTTCTTCCAATGGTTTAAGATAACGCCCGACACGTATGTTATACTTGGGATTACGGGGAGAGATGACCCTAGGCACAGGGTC